GGGTGGCGAGGCTGATTTTTGGCGTCCGCCGTCTCCACCTGATATGGAGTATTACGTTCTCGACCGGAGCGGTCGCCCTGCTGAGTGGCTTGAGAAAAAGCTCAATACCCGCGAGCGTGCGCGGCTCGAAGATGAGATTGCCGAGGCGCTGTCATGACGGAATCACTAAAAGAGCGCGTATGGCGGACATTGCGAGATGAGGGCGGGTATTGGAGTGCTCGTGAGCTACTGGCGCATCTGCGAGAGAACGATCCAGACGGCACCTATCACAAGCGGAACGTGTCGCGCACGCTCAATGCCCTTGTGCGTGATGGTTGTGTTGTTTCCAGACCTTCAATGATCGGAATTGAAATCTACGGTGTCACATTGCGATGCCGCGCTCCTTAAACCTTTACCCGATTAGGAGAAATCATGGCTATAGAGAAACTAACAGCATCGGAATCAAGATACCTATCGATCATCGGTCGACTAGGAGGAACGGCGACAGTCAGACAAGTGGCAGATATGGTTGAAGGAGTCAGGAAGCTTGAAATCGTACGGGACGAACTGCGCGCTATGAGCGTGCGCGGCTTCATCAGCATGGGCAAGGGCGAGAGTGGTCGCTATATGGTGTCGCTGACCATGCGCAAAGCAGCCAGGGAAGAAAACGCCGCAGTCGCAAAAATTCGGACAGTCGTCAACGCATCGAGCTGTGACATATACGACGGCTCAGACCTGCGCCCTATTCCTGGCCTGCCTCAAACACGGCTGTATGCGTTTTCTCTGCCGAGTAGGGTAGGCCAACGCCTGTATCACTGCGATGGACGTGTAGAGGCCATATCGCAATCTGAGTTTGATGATGCTAACAACTAGGAGGTAGTAACCATGCGATATGTATCCAGTGTATCCAAACATGGGAATAGCTCTTGGAGCATCAGGAGTCAGGCTGAAGCAGATTGCCGCTGTATGGCGCTCGACGACGCTGGATGCGTCGACTGCACCAACTGCATCGGATGCATTGGTTGTTCCGGCTGCACAAACTGCATCGGCTGTGCCTACTGCGTAGGCTGCGCCGGATGTGCCGACTGTACAGACTCTGTCGGATGCACCGGATGCACCGGATGCGCAAATTGCATTAGCTGTTTAGGCTGCACTGGCTGCACTGGTTGCACTGGCTGTTTCGGCGGTCTCGACTGCATAAGCTGCGTTGATTGCGCCGACCGCATAGGGCGAGATAACTAATATCAGCTTCGCGGAATGTCGTATTACAAACGTACTGCTTAACGCACTAACGGAGCAGCCACAAAATGGTGAAACACAAGATGAGAGTTATTACACAAGAAGAGTTTGATGCGTTGCCTGTAGTTGACGGAATCAAACGATGCCCTACCGGGGACTACTCGCAAATAGAAAAGTTCTACGAGCGTTGTAGCTTTGGCAAGTCTTGCATCTTTAGCGATGGGCGTAGCTTCGGTAGGTCTTGCAGATTCGGTAGGTCTTGCAGCTTTGGCGTTGGGTGCAGCTTTGGCGAATGTTGCGGCTTTGGCGGCCATTGCAGCTTCGGCGAGTATTGCAGCTTCGGAGAGTCGTGTTGCTTCGGCGGTGGTTGCAGTTTCAGCGGTAGTTGCAGATTCGGCATGTGGTGCCGTTTCAGCGGTCATTGCAGCTTCGGCATTGGGTGCTGGTTCAGTGGTCTCTGTAGATTCGGCCAAAGGTGCATTTTCAACGGGAAGCGCGCAAAGCCAGGATATCCGATGCTGGCATTGTACGGTGCCGGCAGTGCTAATCGAACGGTATACGCTTTCAACGTCGAGGGCGGCCCATGGATTGAGGCCGGATGCTTCTCTGGAGACCTTGATTCGTTTCGCGCAAAGGTTCGTGCAGATGGCGACGCGCTTAAGTGTCTGCAATACCTAGGATTCGCAAACATCGTCGCCGCGACCTGGTGTCCTGAAATGATCGAGATGTGACTCCAAACGCAAAAACGAGTTTTTATTAGCTTACTACCTTGGAGGCAGAACATGACTGAGCGTGAGCAATTTGAGGCGTGGGTAAAAGACAAATTCAGCCAAAACGTCACCCTAGAGCGACTAAATGATAGCTACGTCATGGCCGTTGATCATCCCAAGTCCAATATGTATGCAAGCATACAAATGATGTGGGAGGCTTGGCAGGCGGCTTGCAAGTCACGGGGTGAATCCGTGGCAACAGCCGACGCATACCAGATCGGAGGAGACCACTACAAAGAAATGGCTGTCCAGCCGTGGGTCGCTATGCAGTCATGGATGGGCGATGACGAGTTCGCCGGTTTCCTGCGCGGGAACGCGATCAAATACATTGCCCGATCAGGGCGCAAGGGAGACGCTTTGCAAGACCTGCAGAAAGCCAGGCACTACCTGGACAAGCTGGTGGAACTGAAGCAGAAAGGGGGCGAATGATGGCCGGACGGACAAAGAAGCGCCCACAGAAACGCCGCTGGACTGCATCGACAACTGCGCCGCTGCGCGCAATCTCGGGCTGCATTGCGTTTGACGAAGCCGAGCAGACAAAGCTGCAACTTCCTGGGCACCTGGCATACGAGGCGCTGCGCACCGGAAATGCCAGCGAAGAAGCCGGGGACTTCGACACGCTCGCAATCATCGCCAACGTATGCCTCGTGCGCGCAGAACAGATCGACAAGGTAGCCAAGCGCGACGGTCGCGCCACGAGCGAAGCGGACTTCCTCGTTCCCGTCGTGCAGGACGCTCAGGAAGCCCTGATGCACATCCAAGCGCGCGGCATTCGCGCCGGGCGCATGGTCGCCACCGGGCCGGAGCTTCAGGCACTGGCAACGATGCTCGACATTCACGACCAGCTTGTCGCCAACTCGACGCCGAGACAGATGGAGCTTGCGCTGCGCGAGGTCGCTGTTCGCATGCAGCGGCAGCAGGTGTATCGGCTGGAGGTAGCGCAATGATCGCAGACGATGAAGTCGCCCAGCAGAGGAAACTGCCTGGTTGGAAGCAGCGCATGGAGATTGATGCCCGCGAGCGCAGGCGTGCGATTTGGCGGACGCTGCGAGAGGAAGGAGGGTACTGGAGTGTGCAAGAGCTTATCAAGCACATGCGCGAGATCGACCCGGACGGAGGGCACTGGAATAGGCTCGTGACGCGAGCGTTGCACAGGCTACACCGCGAAGGCTGCGTGGTTTCAAAGCCAGACAGATACGGCACTGAAACCTACGGCGTGACGACATTGTGTTGGGAGCCTGAATAATGATTGAACAAGGATTTCTAACATTGACTAGCCGTGAAGAGCTTTGCCCGTACTCAGCGTCAGGGCGTCCAGAGCAGTTCCCTGCGCGTGCATGTATCTGGCACGGAGAGTGCGGATGTGATAACGGGGCCGAGTTGAGCCGCGCCCTGCGCTTGGCCGACGATGTGGCGAAGTCGGTCATCTGCACAGAAGGACAGCCGCTGGAGCCTGGACGCTGGAAACTAACCAGCGAGCAAACCAAGGCTGACTGGTATCTCTTTGACGTCGTGGAGCACCTGAAGTGGCGCGGATTTGCTGAGGTAATACGTATCGAGGATGGGCTGATTGTTGCTTTCACGAAGTCGCAACGTGACGGATCGTGAACGGCGATTTTTGACAAACGATTCTTGACGGAAGGGGCGGGCATGAAGATCAAAGTGAAGCGGATGCACCCGGATGCACGGATGCCGTTCTATGTAACCGAAGGGGCCGCATGCTTCGACCTGTATGCGGCGACTGTCATCTACAAGACGATCGCCGACGGTCTATATCCGGGTGAGCAAATCATCGTTGGGACTGGACTGGCGTTTGAAATCCCGCCAGGCTACATGATGCGGATCGCATCGCGCAGTGGACTTGCTTTCAAGTATGGGGCAGAAGCATTCCCTGGTGTCATCGATTCCGATTATCGCGGCGAGGTCAAGGTGTTGCTTCGTAGATGGCTTGGCAGCCGCAGCGAGCCGCTGCTTATCAAGCCCGGTGACAGGATCGCGCAGGCGTTTGTCTGCGAAGTCCCTCGGCTTGAGTTTGAGGAAGTGGGCGAATTGGCAGAGACGGAGCGCGGGGCTGGTGGGTTTGGTAGCACAGGGGCTTGAAATGGACAAGGACTTGGAAGAACTTGAGCATAGCGTAATTGACCGCGCGAAGTTTTGGGATGGATACATCGGTATGCTCATCAATGTGCGCGAAGGCGGCCTGTACATGGCAGAAAAAATGGACGCATGGAAGTCCGCACATCTTGAGGAAAGACTGCGCTCCGGGTTGCAACAAGCGATTGACGCTGCTACGGAGATACAGCGCTTAGAGCTTTCGGCGTGCTTCATGCTTGACGGAATTGGCGGTAACCGCGCTGAGAAATATGCGCGAGATCGCGCAAGAGCAATTCTTGGCAAAACCGCTATCGAGTTCGCCAGCGCGATGGAGTGGGCGCCTACGTATTGGCACACAAGATCGAAACATGACAATGGACTCGGTGACGAAAACGGAGCATCACATGGATGACAGCTATACCGAGTTTGTGCATGCAAAGCTAGCATCGATCCCTCCTGTAGGAATCACGCGAGATCTTCCGCTCATTGACGGTCTGTTCCCGCACCAGATAGCGCTTGTGCGGTGGGCGCTTCGCCGTGGGCGGGCGGCCATTTTTGCCGACACTGGGCTTGGGAAGACGCGCATGCAAATAGCGTGGGCCAACGCGGTTCACATGGAGGAAGGTCATGACGTGCTGATTCTTGCCCCGCTTGCCGTAGCGCAGCAAACGGCGGCTGAGGCGGAGTCAGTGGGAATCACAGTGAATCATGCACAGGATGCAAGTGAGGTCAAGCCTGGAATCACTATCACCAACTACGACAGATTGCACAAGTTCGACACCGGTCGATTCGGCGCTGTTGTGCTCGATGAATCCAGCATCATCAAGCACCACAACAGCAAGACGCTCCAATCATTGCTAGATGCGTTTGCTCGCACGCCATACAGGCTATGCGCTACTGCGACCCCGGCACCCAATGACTGGACAGAACTCGGCACACACGCAGAGTTTCTCGGTATTAGGTCGCGCGCCGAAATGCTGGCGGAGTTCTTTGTTCACGATGGCGGTGAGACCCAGACTTGGCGACTTAAGGGGCATGCAAAGCATGCGTTCTGGCAATGGGTGGCGACTTGGGGCGCGATGTTACGCAGCCCGGCGGATTTGGGGTTTGACGCGAGCGCGTACATACTGCCCCCGCTGCATGTTCACCAGCACACGGTAAAAGCCGACAACTCAACTGTTACGCCGGGTATGTTGTTCGCGATGGAGGCGACAGACCTAATGGAGCGCAGGAACGCGAGAAAGGATAGCCTTGATGCGCGAGTCAGGGCGTGTGCCGACATTGTGAATGACAGTGATGAGCCGTGGGTCATCTGGTGCGACCTGAACGCCGAAGGCGATGCCTTGCGGGCCGCGATTCCTGATGCAGTAGAGATACGCGGCTCTGACACTGCGACAGATAAGGAGCGCAAGCTAATCGATTTCGCTGCCGGGAAGATACGAGTGCTTGTCACGAAACCATCAATCGCTGGATGGGGGCTTAACTGGCAACACTGTCGGAATGTTGGATTCGTAGGCGTAACCGACTCTTGGGAATCCTACTATCAGGCCGTTCGCCGATGCTGGCGATTTGGGCAAAAGCGCGATGTTCACGTTCATATCTTTGCCAGCGAGCAAGAAGGCAGCGTAGTCGCAAACCTGAGGCGCAAAGAAAAAGACGCAATGGCGATGGCTGATGCGCTTGCCGCCGAGGTTATTGATAGCGTAAAGGCCGATGTATTGGGTCAGAGACGGGAAAGCAACGAATACAACGCTTCCACAAAAGTACAACTTCCTTCCTTTATGAGGTCAGTATGAACTGCATAGATCAATTCCACGGCAATAACTTTAGTATCTTCAACGGCGACTGCGTAGAAGTGCTTCGAGGGCTACCTGATGCGAGTATTGATTATTCAATCTTCTCGCATCCTTTCGCTAGCCTATACACATACTCAAACAGCCCGCGCGATATGGGCAACGTTCGCAATGACGAGGAGTTTTTCGAGCACTTCGATTTTCTTGTGCGGGAGTTGCTGCGCGTTGTAAAGCCAGGACATAACGTCAGCTTTCATTGCATGCTGCTGCCTACCAGTAAAGAGCGCGACGGGTATATTGGGCTGAAGGACTTCAGAGGCGACTTGATTCGCGCGTTCCAAAAACACGGATTCATATATGCCAGTGAAGTGTGCATCTGGAAAGACCCAGTGACGGCCATGCAGCGCACGAAGGCGCTCGGTCTGCTGCATAAGACAGTACGCACGAATGCAACAATGTGCCGACAGGGAATCCCCGATTACCTTGTCACGATGCGCCGCCCAGGAGAAGTCGAGTACCGCGTCACGCACGACACGGAACAATTTCCCGTCGAGAAGTGGCAAAAGATAGCAAGTCCTATCTGGATGGACATAGACCCGTCCGACACGTTGCAATACCGCAGCGCGCGCGAACATGATGATGAGCGGCACATTTGCCCGCTTCAGCTTGAAGTAATCAGGCGCGGCATCGACCTTTGGACTAATCCTGGCGACATCGTGCTGTCTCCGTTTGCCGGTATTGGGTCTGAAGGTTTTGTATCGATTGAGATGGGGCGCCGTTTCGTTGGCATTGAGCTGAAGGACAGTTACTACCGGCAGGCCGTCATCAACTTGCGGGGAGCAGAGTCAGCCAAGACGCATGATATGTTTGCAGAATACTAATTTTGGCAAGCACAGTGGGAGGAAGCTAGACGTGAACACGTACACCATAGTAGAAGCATATCGGTACGCAGACTTGCTTGACCGTGCTGAGTTTCATCAATGCTTCAGACTTTGAAATAGAGACGATAACGTGGTGTATGGATGGCCGCTTGCAGAAAATCCATGCCACGATGCGGCTGGTATGCGGTCATCATAAACAGATCGGACGCGCCCATAAAAGAGATGCCATCCAAGTGAGGGCGTCGGGCTGTAGATGCTATCTACAGCGGAGCTAAGGTCGTGACTACCGAGTGCCGTTTGTCACTTCATCCCACTTCCTGATTGCGTCAATCCTGGCCCTGCATTGTTCGTAGAGGTCTGCGGCGTCGATGATCCACGCTGCGACGTCTGCGTCCGTGCTGTCGCCGGAATCGGCGGCAACGGCGGCAGGGGCTGAAGCAGCGCCGCCGGTGGTCGTGGGCAGCTTGAGGCTGAAAGCGGGGGATTGCTGGAGCACGCTCCGAGCGTCAGCAGACAGGCAAGGGCGGCCAGTGGTAGCGGTCTGAAGGTCATGGCGAAGTCTCCG